CCAAACTTCAAAGATGCGCCGCCCATGTCATTTTTGCTGAATTTCATTCCGCCTGCAGAACCGTCAGCTTTTTCAGATTGACCTTTCTTTTCTGCACCGTGACCTGCTGGAACTTTTTCTACGTATTCACGTACAGTTTCTAGATCAAAATCGTCCTTCATTTTTTCATCGCCCATGTCGTCATCGCCCATGTCGCCCATGTCATCATCGCCCATGTCGCCACCACCTTTGAGTTCATCAAATTTAGCTTGTAGTTCATCAACGATAGAGTCTAGGTCTTGGAATAGTTCTTCTTCGGACTTGTCGCCCATGTCTTCGTCATCCATGTCTGCATCGATATCTGCTTCTAGGTCATCACCCATATCTGGTGTGCCGCCCATTGGGGACATATCGTCGTCGCCTTCTTGGGCAAATTCTTCAAATTCTTCATCGACTTTTTTCTCTTTTTTGTCTTCACCTTCTTCACCGTCATCACCGTCTTCATCAGTTTCTTCAGCAATTTCGCTGTCGATCAAAGATTCGTAGATTTCACGTGATGCTGTTACCACGTACTCGTGGAACAGTTCTTCTGCTTTAGCTTGATCGTCGTTGACCAAATGCTCAAGCATCTGTTGTAATAGTTTATTATTTGCCATGGTATTCTCCTCAAATGGTATGGGCTGTTGTTTATTTAACACACATATTACAAAATGATGTTAAATGGTAGTTTTTTGATTGATTTGGTCTGAATATATAGTATCAGGAAAACTTTTACTGAATTCGTCGTAGGTAATATGACTGAGATTGGTCAAGGTGGGTCCCAGTTTATCTGGTATAAATGCACCGGGCTCAATGACTCGGAAAAATTGTGTATGCCGAAATTCTTTAATTACTTTTTCAGTTTGACTTAACCAATTTCCATGGTAAGTGGCAGCATCTGTGCTTTTTTTATAGTTAAATGTATTAGCATAGACGTTATTGAACTTACCGTCGATCCCTTGATAATCAAATCCAAAAATGTATATGGTCCTGTGTTCTTGTGTAGCTGCGAACCACAAAGCTGTGGGTCCAGAACTCCATCCTTTATGAGGACTGAAGAAGTTTACACTGTGCTTGGTTTGTATGCCTTTGTTGGGATTTGTCCAAAGCTGATGCTTTTTATGATAGCCAGCTTCGATGATTTCGTTGACCATTTTCACGTCTACTGCTATCAGATAGTGCGGTTCAAACTCACGATACTGTGCATTACAGCCATAGGTTATGCCTTTGGTTGTGAGAGATCGCATGTTTAAGCACTGTCGGCTGGTACCGTTGCCTATAACAAACGCGGGGTTATTGTGCAGGTGCTGCTTCTTCGCCAACTGGAGTTCCATACATTTGTCTTATAAATTCCAGTTCAGATTTCTGCTCTAATTGATGAGACTCGCTTTGCAATCTCAATTTATTAATTTGACGCAGCGTAAGACGTATTTTTCTAGTATCTTTTTTGTCAATGATGCTGCTGTCCTTGCTGGAATCATACCTACGATCTTGCGCAAAGTCGTTGTTTTTTTCGTTAAAATAAAAAAATTCGTTGAGAAGCATAATGTATTTATTACTGAACTGGTGCTTCTGGTGTCTCTGCTGCTGGTGCTTCTGCTGCCGCGGCCATGTCTAACGGTGCTTCGGCTTCTTGACTTCCAACATCTGCACTCATTCCGCCGGGTGTTATTCCTGAACTTCTTAATTCGCTTTGCGCATCCAAAGACGGTCTAAGATTGGCACCGTTTTCTTCACGCCACAATCTTTCGTTTTCTTTGACCTCATCTTCGGTCATGCCTAGGAATCGCTTCATAGCAAAACGCTTGCTGAGATGCGGAATTGCTACTACCGCTGCAAATGTGGCTGCTCGAGCTGTGTCAAGCTCTGACTGTCGGTAAGCAGCAAAGTTCTGCGGCTGATTAAATTTAAGTTCAAATAAACTGTTGTCAATGTTCACGCCTTGGTCATTTAGCCACAGTTTAAATTCAAGGTCAAACGTTTCTACTATGATGCTTTGTAATCGCTTGCAATATTCGTTGAATCTTAATTCTTGTATGTAAGCTGTGCCTACCTTGCCGTCTGACACTGTGTTGGCCGCTTCATCAATGGATGTAGGAAGATACGAAGCAGGGATACGTAAAGCACGGAATAGTTTGTTGGTAAAATAACGTAAGTCTGTGATTTCACCTAGGTTAGTACCACCTGGCAGTGTTTCGACCTTTGATCCACGACCTTCTGCTGTCTGTGGAAAAAAGTAATCTTCGTTTACACTTAGAGGATTATAACTGGCGTCTATGACGTTGGCTCCGCCACCTGTTGATGAAGGAATACGTCTTTGTTGGATTTCGTTCTTAACACGTTCAACAAAGCTCATAGCCATGTGCGCCGGCATATTTCCAACGTCCACATAGAAAATACGTCTTTCTGGAGCACGTTGTATACGATAGATAATGATAGCGTCTTCCAGCAATTCCTTCTGCTTGTAGACTTTGAATACCGATTCTAACAAGCTGTTACCAAAAGGATAATTGTTGTCTAGGCCTTCGCTTAGGCTAAGGTGTATTACATGCTTGGCATCTACTGTGATTTCATTGGTTTGATTATGAAATCTTGTGCCTACTGAACGAGCAGCATCACCTACAAATCCTCGACCTTGGCCGCCACCCGATGTGTATGAACTAGTACCGCTAGGGGCTGTATTAGTGGTATTGTGCGGTGTTGTAGCTATGAGTTCTTTGAAATTGAAATTGATATCACGGATTACATACTGCTCAGGAATCTTGCCTTCTGATTCATTGACAATGATCTTAGTGACCTTGGCAGCATCTACAAACAACCATTTTTTAGTTTCTGGATCTCTAACGAAAAAACAGTCACCGTACTTGAATGTATTTCGCAGTATGCGGAAGATTCTAGTTTCAAAACTATTCTGTTTGGTCCACTTTTGTAGGCTGTCTTTGAGTATTTTTACTTCTGTAGCAGTAGGCTCGCCACGGAAAAATGTATGGAACGGTGTGGCGTTTTCTTTGTCTTTTTGTGTGCAAAATTCTGTGAGTATGTCCAAAGCAGCATTGACTTCTGAATCCATGTCCATAGTGTCATACTGCATATAACGTTCTATACGATTGGGACTGCCTGCGTAAACATCCGGTAGATAACTGGAATAATTGGCACGAGCAGGGCCTGGGCGGCCGCGCCCGCTGATTGGACTCATGCTGCCGCTGGCATTGTCTATATTAACAGGTGTGAAATATTTTCTCCAGCTCATGCTTTGAATAGGTTATTGTTAAGACCTCTAGTTGCAGAAACATTTTCATTGGTGTTGTGTGCAACTGTCCAGGTATATTTTAGTAGTGTGGCCATCTTATTATTTAACTCTGCAAGCTGCGCAGTAGGACTATCTTGAGGACTTTTTTCTTTCTCTGCTTTGGCAGTTGCTTCTGCTTTGGCAGTTGCTTCGGCTTGTTGCTTGTTCATTCCATCTGTTTCTAGTTGTTTTCTAGTGGATTCGCCTGCTGCCATAGGTGATCCTTTTTGTCTCTCAGCAAATTGTTTTAATAGTGCGTCGCCACCAAGATTGTAGTCCATACCAGGAATCGCTGCTGCAGAACCTGCACCACTATCACCGCCACCTCCACCTCCACCGCCCATACCTCCGCCGAATCCTGAAAAACCGGGCTTACCTGGTTTTGCTTGATTTTTTGCTTCTTCAGCCTTGCGTTTTCTTTCAGCTTCTTCTCTTTCTTTTTTTTCTTCTGCTAGTTTTTCTGCTTCTGCTGCTGCTCTATTTTTAGCCATAGTAGCTTGAATAGCGTCAACACGATCAGATGCATCTTTTTTATTTTGTGCAATATCAGCTTCGGTTTCTTGTATTTCCTTATCCATGTCTACACCGGGAATGTAGTCAAGTAATTTTAAAAATCCCAATTTGAGATAATTTAAAAACATTTTAAACCCATCCCACATTATCAACAATCCGTCTTTGACTACACTTACATCTCCACCAAATTTCTTAAATATCACGACCAATGCAGCAACCGCAGCAACCGCCAGAGTAACTGGCCAAAATATCAATGCCAGTGCAGCAGCAGCGGCCAATGCGCCAACTGCAATTGCCGCTGCTCCAATAATAAATTTTGCTGCTAGAATTAGAGTTGATACTATCAAGGCACCTGTTGCCGCAAGCAATGTGACCTTAGAAGCAGCTTCTAAGAAATTAGCCACAGTAACTACTGCTAGAATAGCATAGTATGCCAACAGTGCACCTCCAACTATAACCAACACTGTGGTAAGATTGTCAGTGATAAATTTAGCTACTGTCATTATAATGCCGCCGAGAAATTCCAGTGTAGGACGTAGGTCGTTAAAAGTTTTGGCTACCGCAGGTATAAGGTCGACTACTAAGAAATCAGTGAATGCTCTAATTGCTGGAATCAATACTCCGTTGAAAAATCCACCTGCACCGTTGATGGCTGGGCCAAAACTGGTTAGAAATGAGGTAACTACAGCACCCACAGAACTGGCTAGTACGCTAAACAGCGGTACTACATATGTCATTACAAAATTTGCAGTGAATTTAAATGCTTCTAACAGAGTGGTTAAAAGGCCGCTGTTTACCAATGCCATTTGAAAATCATTGCTAAACTTTGCTAATCCAGCTTTTGCATCTTCTACAGCCTTGTTCATGTTGTCAGTGCTTTTAGCTGCTTTTTCTTGCTCGGCGGTCGTAGCTTTATGTGCTCCTTGATTTAGTGCTATGGCTTCGATCATTCCGCCGCTGGCATCATCCATGTCTCGACTAGCTGCCAGTGATGTACCTGCAAGTTTTGATTGGGCTAGAGCAGCTTTTTGCATAATCGATTTTAATCTGTCTTGTTCTTCATCTGTAAGACGTTGCTGATTTTTAAATTTAGCACGTAGCTTTGACATTTCATTCATAACATCGCCGCCTAGCATTGCACCTAATTTTTGATTCGCTTCAGTTGTTAATGATCCAGTAGCCACGAAATCTTTTACAAATCCGCCTAGTTTAGGTCCAAATCCTAATATAAGATTATTAAAATCTTTTCTCACCAACTCATCTTTGCCAGCCATTGCCATCTGAAACTGCGCATCAGTTAACAGTGCTTTAGCCTGTGCTTCTTTAGCGGATCTTTCTTCTCCGGTTATTTTTGCCAATGCATCCATTTCTTTTAGATAACTTTTTGCTCCTCGTGCAAGTTCGGCATTGGTTTTTGTACCTTGTAGACCTTGAGATTTTACAATGGCTCCGTAGTTCGCAAGACCTTGATTTATATCGTTGGCACTGAAACCCAGAGCATACAACTCACTGCTGGTAGATTTCAGTTGTTTAGATACCTTGGCAAAATTCTGTGCACCTGATTCTGTGGTAGCACCAAATCCCAGCATGCCTTGTCCGTTCTGTCTTATGAGATTTCCAAAATCAGTCATGGTCATGCCTGCACTAGAGGCTGCGTTAGAAAAATTTTGAAGACTTCCGCCAAATGATGCACCAGCTCCGGCGGCCTTTTGATATGAGTCAACAACACTAGTCACTGCGCCGGCTACTGCAGAAAACATAGTACCTAATACAGGTATACCGCTAAACACTCCGGCTGCTTTATTTAGATCATCACCTACATTGGCAAATTTATCAACTAGATTTGTACTAGACTCTGCTAGGCTTACTAGAGAACCTCCTGCAAATTTACCTGCTTTGGCAGCTGTGCCTAACGCATATCCAGCACCTGCGCTCGCTGCACCAAGTGCATTTAATACTTTAGCACTCTTTGAAGCAGACGCATTTGAAGCAGCAGCAGCACCACCTCCGCCACCACCTCC